AAGCCGCCGCGAAGATCTTCCACGCTGGTGCCGAATTGCTTAACTGCTCCTTCATAGGAAAGTCCAAGAGCAGTTGTACTTTTCTGAAACTTGTCCGCAATGCTAATAGCACCTTGAATAGAGTTAGTCAAGTTTTTTATTGATTCTACTACCTTTTCGCCAAGCATACTATTTTACCCTAAATACAGGACTTTGTATTTTAGAAACAATATATGTCCTGTAATTTTCTTGAGGAAGCTCCTTATTTTTATATAGAGTTTCCAACGAGTCTGCGGTATATTCGCCAGAGAAAGGAACCTTAAATCCCGTAAACAATCTATTTCCAGTTTGAGCGTCCTTAAAAACTGGAGAAATTACTAAAACGACAATAAAAAATCCACCATACTGAAAAAATACTATATCTCCTGGGTTGATGCCGCTTCTAGATTTAGGCACCATCTGAATCCGTTGACTATTATCTGCGCCAACTTGATTCAAAAATCTCTTGATTAGTATTGGAAAAAACTGCATCTGCGTCTCTTATATATTGTATATAGGTATTTAAATTGAGCAAAAACATAGACATAGAGATAGTAGATTTCCTTGACCTGATAAACCATACACTAAGCAATGCCTTTACAGAAAAGTGGAGACATAAGTATAGTGAAAAATTTATAAAGCATTTCCAGTTGAAGCTTCTTGATTCTATGAATAAACAGAAGCCTATCAAAAAGGAAATGCTTTATAACTATCTTACTAAGAAGTGCAAATACTCAAGAGAACAGGTACTTAACTTCTTTTCTACTATTGATATTGATATCTATAAGCCTTTTATTTACGGCCCTTTGAAGAAGATTTTTTGAGTTCCTTTAGTTCGTCAAACTTCTTCTTGCAGGTCTGAGGGTCATTATATTCAGGGCATAGACCCTTATAGGCACACCAGTTACAGAAGTCGTTTCTACTAGGCTTTAGCTCTGCCTTCTTCTTTTTCCTGATCCTCCAGACCTCATCAACTATGTTCTTGACATGTGCATTGATCTGCGGTACACTGTACTGGACATGTACGAAGTTGTTCGTCAAGGGGTAGTAGTGTGCAGCTACAATGTTCTTGATGGGCACATCGTACAGCTTACTGATGGCGTACACATAACCCTTCAACTGTGAGTCCTGGTACAGGTCTACCTTGCTCTTCTCCCTCTTGGAGGTCTTGTAGTCGATCACCAGGAACCCTCCATCCTTGCCCTTGATCACTCGGTCGATGACTCCGTTCAGCGTGATGTCGTCCTTTACAGGCACCTCAAAGACTAGCTCCGTGGCGATGCTTCCCTCTAGCCCAGCATTGAACTCAAGAAAATTGCGGAAACAGACTGAATCCTTGCCGTCATACTTCTTTGATATAGTCCATGTGCCTTTCACATCCTCAGCGATCTTCTCCAGTTCATCCTGTGTGGTGGCTTCTACGCCTTCCTCAAGGACCTTGTGGATGTAAGATCCAAAGTGCAGGGCCTCGGTATTGGCCTCTTCAGGCTCAGGAAGCCTATCTACATAGCGGAAGCAATATTTCAACTGACACTGTTTAAAAGTCTGATACTTAGATTCGGAGATAGTATTTATGTACATGATTTCACCTCAATTTATTAGAGACTTCCTTACCAAGAATTTCTCGGATATCGGACGTTTATCTGCGAATGAGCGTGAGTTTATCATGGAATCGCCTTTCATAAGGAATGACTTCAAGCGACACTGCTCCGTTAATGTAGATAGTGGTTTGTGGCAGTGCTTCAAGACTGGTCGGGACGGAAACTTCGTCAGCCTGTATTCTCACTTCGAGGGCATTCCGTACTTCAGAGCGCAGCGTGAACTGCTAATTAAAAACTTTGATTACCTAGATAAGCCTGTGCCGCTAGGCGTCATGCCCGAGGAAAAGAAGCTAGAGCTAGACACCAGCAAGCTTATCCCGCTCAACATCGCTTCAGGCTTCTCTGACGACATGGACATCCTGAATGCTTGGTCTTTCCTGTACGATAGGAAGCTCTTCACAGAGGTCAACGAGACCAAGGCAGAATACTTCCTGTGCAAGGAAGGTAAATTCGCTAACAGGATTATCATCCCGTTTATGAAGGATGGCATGGTGTTCTACTTTCAAGCGCGTGCGCTGGGAGACCAGCAGCCTAAGTATCTCAACCCCTCCACTGAGATCGCTCCTAAGTCCTCAGATGTCCTGTACCCTTATGTTGAAGACGCTGACATGCTAGTTGTCTGTGAGGGCCCTCTGGACGCCATCTCGCTTCAACTACAAGGCATCAACGCTACAGCCACGATGAAGAACATCATCAGCCCTAGGCAAGCTGAGATTCTATCCACCTTCGAAGGAGACATCATCCTTGGCTTTGATAACGACATCGCTGGGCAGCGAGGATTCGAGGCTTTTGATCGACTCAGGCGAGAGCGTCTCATGGACGAGTTCTTTGTATGCCAGCCCCCAAAAGGCTACAAGGATTGGAATGAGGCTCACAAAAACGGAGTGGACCTCACCAGTTGGCTAGTAGAAGGTATTGCACTCTATGATTTCGAGTACAAGATGTTCAACGAGATTAACTTAGTGTGAAGTAGAACGGTGGCGTTACGATAAGCTCGTTAAGTAGGTTATACTTAACAGTTAGTCTGTACTGCCCAACCAAGCCGCCGAAATCTGCTACGTTTGCGTGTGTTGCAAGAGTTGTAGTATCGAAGTTGAAGACCATGGTGTTGTCAGAGGTAATGTCAATCAAGGCGCTAGTGTCGGCATAACCAGAGACAGTAACATGGGCAGGTAATGTGGGGGTCCCTTCGTTCAGCTTCTCAATCAGAATCTGAGGATTCAGGACGGCAGAATCCTTGAAGATATTCTTGATGCTGTCATCAATGTCACGGTTGTTGATTGTTATTTCTGTAGTTATCTTTATGTCTTCTTTGGACCCAAGAACAATATGTTTGTTAATTAGTTTGTTATGGGCAGTCAGTAGAGCGGGCTGAGTGATAACAAAGAACGTATCGTCATTGAGGTGGAAGTCGTTAATCAGTGACTGGTAGGTGGACCCTGCGGCAAGCATGACGGTCCAAACATCAATGTAATCGCCTACCGCGCTAGCAGAATTTTCTACAATCAGGGATGAGCCGTGAAGGTTGTAAACTCCACTACTGTCCTCCACGCCATCTAGAACTACAATATACTCGCCTTTTGCAATTCTATAGACACCGCTGGTAGACGCGATATCAGTCGTAGGATTGTAGCCAGAGGGGTCCTGAGCAGGGAATCCACCATCGTCCCCAGATGGGGCGAAGTTCATTCGAATGATACTCGATGGGATGACATCCGAAATTAGGTTATCATCCAGTATAGTGCTTGGAGTGAAGTTGGCAGATCTATCAAAGACTGTTACTGCACTGATGTCGTAAGGATCGACATACTCACCATCATTAATGAAAAAGGCTCTAAGACCCACTCTCTGTAATACGGTGGGTCTGTTGTTTCTATCGACTACGCTAGTTCCGTTTAATTGCATCTGATTCTCTCTCTAGATCTTCTTTTAACAATTTCATAAAAATTGTCCTTTCTGTGCGGGTCATGCTCTTTACGTCTGAATAGCTGAATCTAGCCCGCTTTACCAATATATAGGCTTCTAAGAGTAGAGAATCTAAATCAATTAATGCTTCTAGCTCACGCCGAAAAAATTTGCGTCGATTGGCAGGTCAATGACCGAAACCCCTCCGCATTTTTTGCATTGTAGTTTTACGTTGGTATCCAACCCATAATCTGTAGTTAGTGCTTTAACTATTGTTTTTATGTCAACTAAAGGCAGCTTATCAACTACTGGGGCGATGATGGACTTATCTGTATGACCATCAATCTCGACTACAAAGCGCCACAAGTTTTCAAACATATCAACTGACTCATCTCGAACTCTTGGCATTTTTACCTTGATTTCTTTTTTTATTTTTGGGAGAAATACTGATATTGGGTCTTGGAAGTCGTCAGGAACTGGGTTTACATTCAGCTTTGACAGCTTCACCTTGGTTGGATTTTCTGCCGAACAATGTTTGCAAATAAGAAGTGTTTCATAATCATCTCCATAAGAAATCTCTCTTAACTTCATTATTAGGTACAGTTTATCCATAGGAAGAAGATCTAAAACCTTAACCCCTGTAAAGCACTTCTCTAATAATAAATTTAGTGGATCGCCTTCAGTTGACCCAATCAAAGATCTCTCATCTTCAAACGTCATCGGCCTTAGCTGCAATATGTCTGAATCATTCATATTGTATGCCTTGCATTCTGAAGGTAAATTAACTTCAATGGTTACATCTGAAGGGATATCACTAAGCAAGCTGTTGATAATATCTTCTTTTGATTGCATAATAAAAACTCCTAATTATACTATAATAGTACATGGAAATACTTGTAGGAGTTCAGAAAAGCATAATAAAGACAGACAATCCAGACCTGATGAAGGCACTGGTTGATCTGTATTCATTCAAGACTCCTGGCGCTGAGTATTCCCCCGCTTATAAAAGACGCCAGTGGGACGGTAAAACACGCTTTATTTCTCGTAATGGTGTTTTCCGCACTGGACTATTATCTAGGCTGCTCACTGATTTAAACAAGATTTCTTGTGAGCCTTCAATACGGTTGACTCTGGAAACGGGTGACAAAACCGTAGAAAAACCAGAAATATCAGGATTTTCTTTTTATGACTACCAGGAAAAACTGATAGCTCAGGGCCTAGATAAGAAGAGAGGGATCATCAAATCCCCCACAGGATCGGGGAAAACGCTAATCATGGCTGGTCTTGTGAAGGCTTTGGTGGGGAGAAAGATGGTCATCCTGTTCAATGCTAAACAACTACTGACCCAGACCTATGATTTTCTCACTGAAGCTTGCGGCCTTGACGACGTTGGCCTTTGTTACGGGGAGGGTTTTATTGAGGGTAGCATCATGCTATGTACTGTTCAGAGCATTGAACGAATACTTGACACACACCTCGAACCAGCAGAAGTCCTCATGGTGGACGAGTGTCATGAGTTTTCTAACGGGAAGACAACTCTAGCAGCCATTCAGAGCTTCCCTAATGCCGTGTATCGCTTCGGATTCACCGCTACGCCCCCCAGCGACTCTATTCGCCGCTACAACCTAGAAGGGGCCTTAGGGGAGGTTCTACAGGTAGTAGACACAGCGAACCTTGTAGAAGAAGGCAAACTAACCAAACCACTCATTCAGATAATAAATAGAAACTACGATGCTAGCGGTCTGGATGAGGACATGAGCTATCTCGACGTTTACGACACCTACATAGTGAACAACGAGGAACGTAATAACATCATAAAGGAGATTGTAAATGACATCAGAGGAAAACACGAAAACGCCCGTATCCTTATTCTTACCAAATCACTTGACCACGGAAGAACCCTGGAAGACCTACTTGGAGAAGGATGCCAGTTTCTTGAAGGAGCCAACTCAATCGGAGAAAGGTATTCAAGTATATCTCGATTCCGAGACGCTAGAGGACCTAGTATTCTCATTGGAACTAAGATATTACAAACCGGAGTTAACATCGAAGAAATTACCCATTTCATCAATGCAAGAGGAATGAAGTCGGAGATCGCCACACTCCAGGCTCTAGGCCGCGCTCTGAGGCGTCACCACACGAAGGACGTAGTTTACGTCTACGACTTCATGGACAAAGAAAAGTACCTTAGAGAGCATTCTGTGGCGCGTAAGAGGCACTACGAAAAAGAAGGACACACAGTGAGTTTACTATGAAAGCAAAAGATACTATCGAGAAGCGTCTGGCTGCTCTGTCTGAGGACGAGAGAAA